CAGGATATCATAAGTAATACGAACACGAACCGGGTCTCCGTCTTCATCAAACCTGCCGTAGTCCAGGAGTTTGTTCATAAATGCCACTCGGTATTTAATTGGTAGGTAATGTAGGTTTAAACCTAAAAATCCGTCCTCATACTTTTCGAGCATCAATACCAGAGGAAATTTATCGTAATATGGCAAATCTGCCTTGGTTTTGGGGTCGTAATAGAAGAAAAATAGACCACCTTTGATAAATCTATTGGTATTTCTGAATTCTTCACGCCTAATAGTGTTAGGAATACGGGAAGTACCTTTCAAATTGGCCATTTTCGTCATAAACCATTTAACGGATTCACGACTCAGCCTCTCAATTTGAAGTGAGTTTCTTTCTTCTGCAATTGTTTTTAATTTTGATGCCATTGATTATTTAGTTAGAGACCAAGGTCGTCTTCGGTTACGATTTTAAACTCCCAAGCACGATCCTTACAGTATTCTATGGCTGCTTTCCATTTGGCTTCATTGACACCCCATGTAGCAACTTCGGTTAAATACTTCTTGGTGATTCGTTTTTGAGCTTCTGGTGGTTTAGTTTGTTTCTTGGGTTTAACTTCAATCAATAGTGTTTTAGTCTTTGTTTTGACCAAAAAATCAGGGAAATAACGATGCCATTTACCATCTACTGGAGATTTGTATGGTATAATAAGTTCCTCTGAAGCCCAAGAAACAATATTCTCATTTCTGTCAAACCAATCCATACATCTTGCTTCCCAACTTGAGCGATAGATGATGTTTTTGTGGTCTCCAACGTATTTTGAAGGATTTTTAGGTGTAAATCGTCCTGAGTAAGCCATATAAATATAAGATTCAGTCTAAATTAAAGTAACCAATGGCAATTATAAGTTTACCAACATCAATTGGCGGTGTTTCAATACCCGGTGGAGTATTAAACGGTCCATTGGGGTCATTATTCGGTAAAAAATCAGGTTCAAATCAGTATCAATACCCAAATGATATTGGTTCTAATCCTACCAGAGCACACTCTGTTCTTTTTACCATATTGGATATTAATCCAAATACACTACAAGAACAAAGAACTACAGCAATAAGTAACATATTTTCTGGTTCTGGTCTTTCAAGTGCCGCCAGTTCAGCTTCAACTGCTGCAGCCGCTGCATACAATAGTTCGACTGGTGCAACATCTATTACTTCAGCCCTCACATCAGGTTTTGGCGCAGCCGTTCAATCTGTGGCACCAGGTTCATTTGCAACGACAACAAGTCTTCAAGCCGCATTGAAACCACCTATTGGTAACATTACCGATAATATTACATTATATATGCCAGAGACATTGAACATGAGTTATAATGCTAACTGGCAAGAGTTTAGTTTGACCGATGAACTAGGTGGATTAGGTAGAATCGCTTCTGCAGCAATGGATGCTTATGAAACTAGAAATGCTGGTTGGAATGAAAACTTAAAGAACTTGGCATCAGGTCCAGCAGGACTTGATTTGATTGGTCAGGGTGCTAATGCAATTACTGGTGGTCAACAAGGTAGTGATATTTTATTGAGGTCTGGTGGATATGCCATCAACCCACAATTACAATTACTATACAAAGGTGTTGGTCTACGTAGTTTCCAAATGGAATTCTTATTCACACCAAAAAGTCAAACAGAAGCACAGGCAGTTAAAACAATCATTAGTAGATTCACAAGAGCTTTCTTGCCTACATTACAAGGCGCTACAAAAGGTGGTTCTAGTGGACAATATTTCACAATGCCATCAGTATTTCAAATAAAGTTTCAGTTTCATGGTGGTAATAACAATACACCAGCAGGCGCAGCCATTAATTCTGTATTAGGTAGTCTTGGTGCTGTCGGTACTGCTATAGCACCTTCATTAGGTGCAGGTTCAACGAATGGTAATGAAAATACTTATCTTTATAAAGTTGGTAACTGTGTACTAGAAGATTTAACAGTAGATTATGCACCAAATGGTTGGGCTGCATATACTGATGGTGGTCCAGTTCAAACTAGATTGACATTGAGCTTTAAAGAAACAGATATTATGCATCGTCAAATATTTGATAGTAAGGCGGTACGATAATGTTATACTTTGATACTCTACCTAAGTTAATTACATTAGACCCAACAAATAATGCTGTTGTTGTCACTAATATATTATCACGTTCTAGTATAATACAAAAACTGTTAAAAAATCCTGCTCTGTTTTATCAGTATGATATACAAGACGGTGATACACCAGAGATTGTTGCTTCTAAGTATTATGGTGATTCATATCGTTATTGGTTGGTATTATTTGCTAATCAGATTTTTGATCCACAATGGCAATGGCCACTATCGGCAAATCAATTTGAAGCTTACCTGAACGACAAGTATGGTTCTGCTGCAGCCAATAACAATCAAACTATGATTGCTTATACACAATCAACCATACAAGAATATAGAAAAATCTATACTTCATATGATTCTACGACAGCAAACACTACGATTATTAATTATACAATAGATTCTAATACATATAACAATCTAGTGACCAGTACACAAACAGTTGCTTTACCAAGTGGTGCTTCTTGTACTATTACAATCGACAAAGAAATAATTGACATATACACATATGAAGTTGAACAAAATGATGCAAAACGAACAATCAATTTAATCAATGTAATATATGCAGGTCAATTCGAACAAGAACTTGACAGTTTAATGAACAGCTAGAATGGCAACAAATTTTCCTACCCCCGATAAGGCCGGTGTAACGTATCCACAGGATTATAGTCTTAAGGCACTTACCTTATTGACGCCATCTATTGGTGCGTTTGATTTAAAAGCCAGTTTTATTGAGATGTCTTATTTTGAAGATATTTTTAGTAATACAGTTACAGGTCGTTTGATTATATCAGAAGCAGAAGGCTTTATTGAGAAGTTTCATTTAACTGGTAATGAATATATTAGAGTGATATTTACCAAGGCATCTGATAAAAACTTCGATATCAATATTCTATTCCGTGTATATAAGATATCTGACCGTATGTTGGTTGGTAATATGACCACAGAGGGTTATGTACTGTATTTTTGTTCAGAAGAATTGGTATTGTCTGAACAATATAAGATAAGTAAATCATATCCATCTACTAAAATATCAGATATCGTCAGCGATATTACTACAAATTATCTAAAAGTACCTAAAAATAAATTGGTTTCAATTGAGCCGACTAGAGGTATCTACGATTTTATTGTACCAAACTTTAAACCATTTGAAGCAATTAATTGGTTGGCAACATATGCACAATCAGATACTTCTAATGTGTTTGGTGCTGATATGTTATTCTTTGAGAACAAATATGGATTTAATTTTGCTTCTCTACAAACATTGTTCAGTCAACCAATTTATAGAACATACTCTTATCAACCTAAAAATGCTGATAAAAATAGTCAAACACAAGATGATAAGTTTTATTCTGTGTTATCATATAAGTTTATGAATACGGTAGACACTTTGGGCGCTATCAATTCTGGTCAGTTTGCCAACCAATTGATTACTGTAGATCCATTGTTACAGAGATACATTACAACAGATTTTAATTATTCGAAGTATTTTGAAAAGTCGGCCTCACTTAATAAGTATCCTATTGTAAACGGTGCTCAGAATAGATTTGGTCACGCTGTTTATGAAACACCACAGGCTGTTATTAAAATGACTGCTGGTAATCATGGACAAAAAGATGTTCCTTTTATTGGTGATAAACCTGGTTCGTATGCACATGATATTTTTGCAGAAGTGTTTATACCAAATAGAACAGCACAGTTATCTCTTTCTAACTACAATAAAATCAAATTGGTAATTGATGGAGATCCAGGTGCTGCAGCAGGAACAACAATCAATTTCAATCTACTGTCTATGACGCCTAGAGCACAAGACAAGAAACCTGATGACTTTTATTCAGGTAAATATTTGATTTCTGCCGTGAAACATACAATTAAAATTGATGGTTATACAACTGTTTTAGAAATTGTGAAAGATTCTACAATTAAACAGTATGTCACACCTAATAATGGTTCAACAATATGGCAAAATACTGTTAAAGGTATTATATGATAACTAAGCAAGGTTTAATGGGAGTAGATGGCTTCTACTGGTGGTTAGGAGTCGTAGAAAATAGAGATGACCCTTTAAAGATTGGTCGTGTACAAGTTCGTATATTCGGTTGGCACACACCTGATTTAAAATTAATACCATCTAAAGATTTACCATGGGCACATCCAATATTGCCAGGTAATAATTGTGATGACTTTAAGACACCAAAAGAAGGTGCTTATATCTTTGGTTTCTTCTTTGATGGTCCTTCTGGTCAGTTTCCTGGTTATCTTGGTGTAATGCCTGGTATTCCTAATGCAGTTGCTTTACAAACGGATACACCACAAACTGGATTCCAAGACGTTAGAACACCAGAACAACTGGCAACAGCACCAACAGTTCCTGCTACTGTGGAAGCACCAAAAGATGGGTCTGGTGCAACTGTTACTAATCAACCAGCACCAAGAAATCCAGCGGTTGCTGGTGTGCCAACTACACCACCATTAGCAATCAACGATCCTGCTAATCCACCACCACAGATAACACAAAGAGTTGAAGATTTAGTTAAAGGCATTCCTGGTCCAGAAAATGTAAACTTGGCAACTACGATTGCTGGTGCAGCTGCTGGTGCTCAACAAGCATTAACAGGTCTTGCTTCTGATTTAAATAAATTAGTACCAAATTTAAATTCTTTGACATCGGCTTTATCAGGACAATTACCAAGTTTATCTGGTCAATTAGCTCAAGCCGCCAATTTAGCAAGTAGTTTGACTGGTACAACAGTTACACCACCATCACAAAGTGCCTTGGCAGAAGCACAAGCGTCAATCAATACTCAGTTAGCAGCCGCACAGGCCGCAGCAGCCAACGCAGCAATGCAAGCGGCAGAATCTGCTTCAAAATCATTAGATGACTTAAAAGCACAATCAGGTACAATTTCAAGTACAATATCACAAAATTTATCAAAACTTTCTTCAGGTTCTATAACTACTCAATATCCTGTTATATTAAATAGTGATGGTACACCAGTTGTTGCTGCTGAAGGTTTACAAGTTCAATTAAATCAAGTTGGTGGTACATTATCCGGTTTAGAAGCACAATTGAGTGCTTTACAGGCACAATTGCAATCACAATTAACATCATTGGTCAAATAAAATGGCAGACTTATTATCAATAGGCGAATTACAAACACAAATATCACTATTGGAGAGTCAAATTGCGGCTTTGGCAAGTGTCGCCAATAATAAAACATTATATGCCGCTGCATCTAATCAATTAGAAGCTGCCGTTAATCCAAATAACTCTTATAGTGAACCAAAAACACCATTTGCACCACAATATCCATATAATAATGCAAAATTGACTGAATCTGGTCATTTAATGGAGTTTGATGATACTCCAGGCGCAGAAAGAGTATCAATTGCACATAGAACTGGTACATATTTTGAAATTGGGCCAGATGGTGGTAAAACTGAAAAAATCTATAACAACAATATGCAAGTTGTTATGGCAGACAATAATTTGTATGTTATGGGTAAAGGAACGGTAACTATACAAGGTGATTGTAAAGTTTATATTCAAGGTAATGCACAATTACAGGTTGATGGTGATGTAAACTGGAAAGTTGGTGGTAACTTAAATATGGCAGTCGGTGGTCAATTTACTGCTCAGGCACAGAATTTTAATATGGTAGGACCTATTAATCATGTGGGAGATATTGCTTCTACTGGTAATATACTAAATGAAGGTAATATATCATCTAATCAGAGTATTCAGGCAGCCTTGGATTTTGTTGGACACAGAAATTTGACAGTTACAGGAACTGGTACATATGGCGGTGATGTTGTTGCTAATGGTATTAGTCTCGATAATCACGTTCATGGAGGCGTTCAATCTGGTGGTTCTACTACTGGTGCACCACAATAGTCCAAAATTTTCGAATTTTGCGTCCGGGGCTAGAAATTTTGGAGACGAATCCAGGGAACTAAAAAAGCGTTTTTACTCCTACGATAAATAAAGAATGGCACAAACACTACAAAAGATATACTCAGACTTAGACCTCACTTTTAACCGTCAACCCGGTAAAGGTGATTTAGCCTTGAGATATGATGAACAAGCAGTTATTTCGTCAGTTAGAAACTTATTATTGACGAATTTCTATGAAAGACCATTTCAACCTGAGATAGGTTCTAATATTAACGGTCTATTATTTGAAAATATTTCTCCGATTACTGCCAGCATTATTGAAACAGAAATTCAGAACGTTTTAACCAATTTTGAACCAAGAGCAACTATTTCCGATATATCTGTGACAGCACAAGAAGACCAAAATTCTTTCTTTGCTAGGGTTACCTTCTTTATTGGTAACAATACGACACCGACAGCAGTAAATCTATTATTACAAAGAGACCGATAAATGGGAACAGCAAATTCAAATATTCAACTGGCTGACCTTGATTTTAATAATATCAAGCAAAACTTCATTGCCTTTCTTCAAACTCAAAATGTTTTAAAAGATTACGACTATTCTGGTTCTGCTCTTTCTACTTTATTAGATGTATTGGCGTATAATACACAATATAATGCCTTCTATTTGAACATGGTTGCCAATGAAATGTTCTTGGATACAGCATTACAGAGAAGTTCCGTTGTTTCTTTGGCAAAAGTATTGAATTATACCCCAAAATCTGTGATATGTCCGTCAGCCACAATCAGTATGAATGTGTATAATGTAACGGCATCTTCACTAACTTTACCACAATATACTAAATTCTTGTCAGAATCTATTGATGGTGTTAACTATACCTTCATCACTAATACTTCTACGACAGTTAATACTTCTGCCAATAATGTGGCACAATTTAATAATGTCACAATCGTACAAGGTACACCAGCAACTTACAGTTTCACGGTAGATTCAGTTGCAAATCCAACATATACTTTCTCAATACCTGATGCTCAGATTGATACGACAACATTACAAGTAACAGTACAACAAACGGCTTCTAATTCTTATTATCAAGTATATTCACAAGCAAAAGATTATTTGAGTTTAACTGGTACAAGTACAGTATATTTCTTACAAGAAGGTACTAATGGTTACTATGAAATCTATTTTGGTGATGGCATATTAGGTCAAAAATTATCTGATGGTAATGTGGTTAATGTAACTTACCTATCATCAAGAGGTACAGCATCAGCAGGTGCTAATAACTTCACATTGATGGACACAATTAGTGGTTTTGGTACTACTGTTGTCAAGTCTCTAACGGCTGCAACGAACGGTAGTAATAAAGAATCTATTGGTTCTATTCAATTTCAAGCACCTAAATCATATGCAGCACAAAATCGTGCTGTTACCAAAGACGATTACATTACTTTGATTCAACAGAACAATGTTGGTCTAAGTTTTGATGCAGTTAACGTATGGGGTGGAGAAGAAAATAGTCCTCCACAATACGGTAAAATCTTTGTGGCAATTAAACCACAAGGTGGTTATTCTTTAACAGATAACCAAAAACAAATTATTACCAATCAAATCATTGCTCCAATATCTGTATTGACTGTTGTACCAGAGATTGTTGATGTGGATTATGTGTATGTCATTTTAAATGCTGACGTATTATATAATCCAAAGAAGACAACATTAACATCAACACAAATTTCTTCTCTTGTTACTGCCGGTATTAAAAACTATTGTAACAACACATTAAATACTTTCAATTCTACATTTGTGATTGGTGATTTGATTCAACAAACACAAGCATTAGATCCATCAATTATTGCCATTGATTTTGATTTGTTCTTAGAGAAAAGAATAATACCAACTCTGAATAAATCTTTAAACTATACTATCAATTTTGGTAATCAATTAGAACAAGGTACTGGTGATGAAGCGTTTGTTATTAATCCTTCATTTGCCACAGTAGATGCTTTAGGTAAGACATACGACCCGGTTTACTTTGAACCATCACCTGATACAACAACAAACATTGATTCTATTACCATAGTTTCTGGTGGTGCTGGATATACCAAACCAACTGTTACTATTTCTGGTGATGGTAATGGTGCAACTGCTACAGCAACAGTAGAAAACGGAGTCATCACAGGTATTACAGTTACAAATGGTGGTGCTTTTTATACTCAGGCGGTCGTAGTTATTTCTGATCCAACTGGTGCCGGTGCTTCAGCAATTGCTGTTCTTCGTGGTAACTACGGTACATTAAGAACATATTACTATGTCAATGGCGTTAAGAATATTTTAAATACTGATGCAGCAAACATAGATTATCAAAATGGTATTGCCACACTATTGAACTTTACACCTACAGCAATTAATAATACTGATGGTATTGTTAGATTGATTGGTTATTCTGCTAACCGTATTATATCATCCACATTCAGTCAAATTATTACCCTAGATAATAATGATCCATCAGCCATAACCGTATCCGTTACTGCTAAAAGTTAATGTCTTATCTTAACAAAACATCGTTACTAATACCGTCACAACTGCCGGGGTTTATCCGTGACAATCCGGATTATGCCACCTTTGTGTTGTTTCTCCAAGCATATTATGAATGGATGGAACAACAAGGCGGTGCCGTATATGGTACTAAGAATTTATCCAGTTATTTTGATATTGATACCACACTGGATCAATTCTTACAATATTATAGAAATGATTTTCTATCATTCTTTCCAGACGGTTCATTAATTGACCAAAGAAAGTTAACTAAGATTGCCAGAGAGTTGTACCAATCTAAAGGTACACCGTCTTCTTATCAATTTTTATTCAGAATACTATACAATTCTGAAGTAGATTTATACAACGCTAGTGATTATATTCTTAGAGCTTCAGATGGTAAATGGGTTCTTACTCGTTCATTGACTCTAACTACTATAGATCCTACATGGCTAAGTGCTGTTAATTATAGATTGTTTGGTGAAACTTCATATGGTTATGCCACAATTGAAGACGTTATTATTGGTTTAAATTCAACACAGATTGTTTTATCTGGTATTGATAGACAATTTTCTTCAGGTGAATATGTTCATGTTGTAGATATACATGGTGCACCAGTATTATTCAACGGTTCTGAACTTAGAGCACAAGTATTAGGTGTTCTTTCATCTGTTGCGGTCGATCCAAAATTTACAGGTTCAGGTTATAATGTTGGTGATCCAGTTGTATTTTTTGGTGGTTTAAATCCAAACATTACTAATCCTGTCGGTGCTTCTGGTTATATCTCTCAAGTATCTGGTGCTAGTGTAACGGGTGTAACTCCAACATACATAGGACAAGGTTATAGACCAGGTAGTTATACTGAGGTAACTATTACATCAGGTTCTGGTTCAGGTACAGGTGCTCGTGATATTGCCACCGTATTTGACCCAACCAGTTATTATGTTTATCATGTACCAACAGATACTTTAGGCAACAAAGCAACAGTTCAATTAGGTGACGGCTCACACCTCGTAAGTTATAATTTTGCCAATGATTCTATTGCCAATTACAATACAAAACTATCAAGAGCATTATCATTCCCTGTATTGAATACTTATGGTATTCTAGCAACAACAGTCACATCAGGTGGTACAGGTTACGACCAAACAACTTCAGCATCTGCTGTAGGTTTCTATCAGACAGAGACAGGTGCTTTAGATAACTTACCGTACCTTGGTATGTTAGGCCCAATACAAATTGTTGCTGGCGGTACAGGTTATGCCATCAATGATACGATTGTATTTACTGGCGGTTCAGGTTATGGTGCCTTTGCCAACGTAAAAGGTGTAGCAGGTAACGGAGCAATTACTTCTATCAGTTTTGTTCCTGATCCATCAGGCACTACCTTGTATCCTCCAGGTGGTATGGGATATCAAAGGTCTTTACCAACATTAACTGTACATTCAGCCAATGGTACAAACGCCATAGTTACTGTGCCTGGCTTAGTTGGCGGTGATGCTAAATTTGGTATCACATCTACCAGTTATGGTCAAGTACAGGCAATCACACTTACAAATCCAGGACAAGACTATATTACAGCACCAAGTATATCTTTACGTGTAGAAGATATGTTGGTCTATAACATCAACGTATTTGAACAACCAAAACAAGGTGATGTGGTTTACCAAGGCACATTGATAAACACCACATTTGTTGCCAATGTAGATTCAATCTCAATCAATACTGCCAACGGTTCAAATTCTTATTTCTCAACCTATAACCTGAGAACATATGATTATAATGGTTACTTAGATGCAAATACTATTATCAAAGTATCCAGAAATGGTCAAGATTTAGGTGTTGGTTTCTATATTTCTCAAGCAAATACTGGTGTTTATACACAAGGTAGAAAGATTTATGGTAATGGTTCTGCCAAGGCAAGTGCTGTATTCTCTAATGGTATTATATTAGGTAAAGGTATTTACTTAAATGCTGACGGCCAACCATCAGCATACTCAGTTCTTGAGAATTCCAAATACAACAACTACACCTATATTTTACAGGTTGAAGCGGCATTAGCTAAATATAAACAGACCGCTCTAGCGTTCTTACATCCATCTGGTATGAATTATCAGGCATACAACGTTCTAAGAAATGAAGAATCTTATAACCTTGGTATGTCATCAGAAGAACTAAGCATACAATCGTTGAGATATCTATTAGATGGTTCTGCTGGATCTTTCTACGCTAATGCCACATCACCTAATATAATTACAACATACAATACTACTGGTGCCAATTTAGCCAACGTAGTATTTGCTAACTCTTACTTGACTATCTACACACAAGGTGGTAGAGATTTCTATTCACAAGTGACTGGTGTAACGGCAAACACCATTACATTGATGGACAATTGGAATTATTTGGTGCCAAATGTTGTAACGGCAACCGTATCTGCCAATTCAAATACAATAAATATTACCGGACTAACAGATTCCTGGAACATCGCTACAGGTAATACAGTCGGTAGATTTAGTGACTTTATGTACATCAATGACTCGGTTTCATTTGATGGTGTGTACTATACAAAGATTACTCATGTTGACCAAGCAGACCAAGGTACAACAATTAAAGTTACACATACATATCCGACAGCACAAACAGGTTTCTTAAACTTCAAACAGAATACAAATTCAAGTAATATTTGGGTGAGTGGCATCGTAGCCGTACCAGAAGTTACGGATATAATAACAGAATTTGGCCTACCATTAACCACCGAAGACGGTAACATACTAATATTGGGATAATAAATGTCTAGTATAAAAATTTCACAACTGCCAGTCAGTTCAAATGTAAATCCTAATCCGGTAGACTCGGTATTTCCGATGACGGATACAACTCTTGGAGAAACATTCCAGTTGAGTGCCTTGGCATTAGGAAATTCATTGTATGCCAATAACGAATTAGTTGTTGGTACTGGTGGCGTACAATTACCAAATGCTGTTGCTCAGTTTACAGGCATTTCTGGCGGTTATACACAAGTTAATGAACAAAATTTAAATGCCAATGGTACTGCCGATTATATTGTAACTGCTGATATCGGTTCAGATGTCAATTATTATATTGATATGGGTATTACTAACTCTAACTATAGTAACGTATCACCATTCAATTCATTAGGCACATCTATTGAACCACTATCTGGTTATTTGTATGTACAAGGTAATGCCACATATGCCAACTCAGGTAACTTGGTTATCGGTACAGTAAATCCAGGTACAGAGACTCGACTACTTGCTGGTGGTGTTGGTATGGATAATGTGATTGTTAAAATTAAACCGGGTGAAGTTAAGGTTCGTGCTAACGTAGTATTGAATGTGGCTAATGTTGTTTTAGTTAATACAGTTACATTCTATGATGGTACTAAACAGACTACTGCTGGAGTTTCCAATGCTTATGCAACGGCTGCTTTTGCTCAGGCCAATTCAGCGGGTGCCAATACAGTATATCAAACAGGTGTTAACACAACTCAGAATACTTGGATTCAGGCAGCATGGAATGAAGCCAATACATCATTACAAAATACTGCAAGTATTATTATACCAGGTAATGTGACAATCAATGGTTCAACCACATTAAATGCCAACACATATTATAATGGCAATACGATACAATATGGTTCCGTAACAACCTACGGAAACTTGATTACTATTGGTACGATGACTACTACTGGTAATGTTATAACCACAGGCAACTTAACAGCAACAGGACCAGTAACATTCAACGGACAATTTGTTAATAATGGCACCACTTATAATAATGGCACCACATATCTAAACGGAAATACCACAACAACTGGTACTTTCATTATGACGAACTCAACGTTCGCTGCAAACTCATATGCAATTGGTATTATTGGTTCATCTAGTGGTCAAACTCAACCACCAGTTGCAGATGGTACAATGTTACAGATTACAGGTAAAGATGGTGTCAACTCTAAATTGATTGTTGATGCCGCAGGTACTGGTGTATATTCATTGTTCAATGGTCGCTCAATGCGTGGTCTTGCAAATACACCATCAGCATTATTATCGGGTGATATTCTTGTTAAATTTGGTGGTAACGGATATGGTGCAACCGGTTTTGGTTCTGGTGTAAATTCTGGTGGCGCATATATGGAATATATGGCTGCTGAAAATTACACCGATACACAAAAAGGTACTAATATTTTATTTGGTGCTACACCAATAGGTTCAAATACAATTGCAAACGTATTGACTTTGACAGGTACCACAGCAATATTTGCAAACAATGTAAGTATTGCAAACAATTCAATTGCAAACACAAAAATTGCAAACACTTATGTATATGGTTCTGCAACAGCCAACTCAGGTGTAACTCAAATAACAAGTAGAACTACTGGCGTTACAGCAAACGGTATTACGGGTACAATTATTGGTTATTCTGCAAGTGCTTTCCAACATGGAACAGGTTATGTATTCACAGTCAACAACAGTTCTGTACTACATACAACTGATATTGTTTTTGTTTCTATACAAAATAGTAACTGTCCAGTACCTCAAGTATCTGTGGCCAATACTAGAGTAGGAAGTTTTGATATATGTGTGTTCAACGGTTCTGGTGCAGGTAACGATGCGGCTTATACAATGAACGTGAATTTTGGTATCATTAGAGTTGGATCATAACGAATAAATAAACTATGGCTAATACAGTAAACGGAATATTAACATCATATGCTTCAACCGTAGAGGTTGAACTTACCTATTTCTTTGTGATTACTTCACAAGGATTTTCACCTAATACACAATCGACCACATATTTCTTTGTAGGTAAAACTGACCAATGGCCAGATGATGTAAATCCTGATGTACCTAACCAATCTCAGGCATATATCAAAGAAACATTTAAGAATATGTTTGCTGCCAAATTGGTAACATCATCCAATTTGTCGCCAGTTGTACCAAGAATTGACTGGACTTCTGGTGTAACCTACAACGAATACACCGACTATAATGATATGTTGGCTGTCGATTCAAATGGTTTACTAATCAATAAATTCTATGTTCGTAATTCATACGACCAGATTTTCAAGTGTTTAAGTAATGCTAATGGTAGTCCTTCTACTGTACAACCAGTTTTACAGGCCGGAACAACAGATGCCACACAAACTTTATACTTGGCAGACGGATACAAATGGATCTATGTCACAACAATTGACAAAGGTCTAAAGAAAAACTTTTTTGATGCTAACTGGATTCCATTATCAGTAGGCACAGTTACACCAAATCCATTGACACCAGCCGGTCTAGGTTCAATCAATGCTATCAACGTAATCACAGCAGGCAATAGTTATTCTAATGGTGTTTCTACAACAACCGTAACAATCAATGGTGACGGAGAAGGTGCTTCAGCATATGCCAACGTGACAAATGGTATGGTTCAAGATGTTATTGTGACTAATACCGGTAATAATTATACATATGCCACAGTTACAATTGCTCCACAGACCAGTTATCCAGGTTCTGGTGCTACGGCCAATGCTATTATTTCACCTATTGGTGGCCATGGATATGATCCTGTTTCTGAATTAGGTTGTAACCATATTATGTTGAGTGTTGAACTAGATGGTTCCGAGAACGGTGTAGTTCCTACCGATGTATCTTATAGACAATTAGGTATTATTGTTAATCCATTATTAAAAGATGGTAGTTTACCTACAAACAGCATATATAATACATCAGATTTGGTGACTGTATCGGTTGGATTGAATGCTTTCACATCAGGTGAGGTAGTTTATCAAGGTTCAACCTTAGAAACAGCAAGTTTTACAGCCAAAGTATGTTCATTCGACACAACAAACAATATTGTTTCGCTGATAAATACAGTAGGTAATTATACTTTAGGTAGCACAATCACTGGTGTTACTTCAGGAACAACAAGAGTATTACTACAATATACACCAACAACTTTCTCTGTCGGTTCTGGTTATATGATGTATTTTGAAAACAGAGAACCAATTCAACGCTCTGCAAACGGTAACGAACAGTTAAGATTAGTTTTAAGATTCTAAGGTAAAACAATGATAAATTACAATGTAGATCCATACAATGATGATTTCGACCCAACGAAAAATTATCATAGGATTCTATTCAAACCAGGTTATGCCGTTCAGGCGAGAGAGTTAACACAATCTCAGACTATATTACAGAATCAGATTTCTCAGTTTGCTTCTGCTATCTATTCTCAGAATACTCCAGTTTCTGGTGGTAAAGTTACAACCAATTTGAATTGTAGTTATATCAAACTAAATTCATTGTATAATGGTTCATCTGTTGTAGCATACAATTTTTTAAATACAACTATTACCGATTCTACTGGCACAATCATTGCTCGTGTTATTGCCACAGCAGAAGCAACTGGTAATGCCACAACTGCTGGCGATCCACCAACATTGATTGTTACATACACATCAGGTGGTCAATTCACCGATGGTATGACCATCTATATTCAAACATCTACATCCAAGACATCAGCAGCCACAACTATTGGTACATCAGGCGGTACAACTTGTACTGGCCTATCTTCTGTAGCTTCTATCTCCGATGGTGTGTTCTATGTTGTAAACGGTTACGACCAGATTATTGAAGCAAACGGAACAACTGTACCATATACTATTGGTAACTTCGTTAACGTATCTGCTCAGACAGTTATCTTAGACAAGTATGACAATACACCTTCATTACGTATTGGTCTAGAAATTGCCGAGTTAACTATTACAAGTAGTCAAGATACTTCTTTATTGGATCCAGCTGCAGGTGCTTCCAACTATCAGGCGCCAGGTGCTGACCGTTATCAAATCAACCTAACATTGGTAACATTACCATTGACATTGGGTAATGATGACCAGTTCATTGAGTTACTAAGAATCACAAACGGTTCTATTGTTAAACAAACAGATACAACCGTCTACTCAACGATTGATGATTACTTTGCTAAGCGTGATTATGAAACTAACGGTGACTACATCGTTAATGATTTCACATTGACACCATCAGCAAACTCATTAGGTATTAATGCTAGTTATGACCTAGGCATTGGTCCTGGTGTGGCATATGTCCACGGTTATAGAATTGAAAATCAATCTCAGACCACTCTAACAAGCGACAGAGCAAGAACAATCAACACAATCAATAACAATGCTGCCTTCGTAGACTACGGCAACTTCTTTGTTGTTGATACAATGAGTGGTGTGTTTGATGTTGGTACAATGCCTTCTGTTGACTTACATTGTGTACCATCAACAGGTATTGTTTCTACAAATACAGCAACATATAATTCTACTCTAGTTGGTACTGGTTTGATCCGTGACTTGACATACGTTACAGGTACTGGTTCAAATACAAAATCATATATCTACAACGCTTTTGTTTCTGATATTTCTACTAGAACAATTTCTGGTGCCACAGCATCAGCGACACCAAGTACACTAACAGTTACTGATACTACTGCTCTTCTTTCCGCTACGGCTAATGCTTATTACGGCATCGTTCTTACTGTAACAACAGGTGCTTTGGTAGACAAGAGAAACATTATCGGTTACACAGTTTCTGGTTCAACCAAAGTATTTACAGTTGATAATCCATTTACACTCACACCAACATCATCTTCAACATGGCAACTAGGATTTGCTGTTAATGATATTGATTCAATTGTACAAACAATAAGTAGCAGTAACTTTACTTTAACAGCAAATACAAATATCAATGCTGCTGAAGGTAAAGTTAATGGTGTTCCTATCGGATCAACCATCTATAATACTACAGCTTATCCTGAGTTGTTATTCCAGATTGGTTACCCATACGTAGCACAAGTTGCTAACACAAGTTACTTCTCTACCAGAATCTATCGTGGTAAAACATTCACAGGTTCTACACTAACATTGGTGTCAACATCAGGTAACAGTAGTAACCCATTAAGATTTGAAGGTACTGGTACATTGTCAGCAGCCGCTGCGATGCAGAACTTTATTGTTATCAATACATCAACGGGTAATGTATTAGACTTTACAAGTGCTGGTAATACTGTTTCCGTTTCTGCTGACCACACAACAGCAACATTCACATCAGCAGCATATTCAGGTATGACTGTTGACGTTATTGCTGTAGTTCAAGTACAAAATGCTGACTCAACTAACTATGTACTAAAGTCTAAAAACTTAGTACTAGGTAATACAGCATATGTTGCTAGTTCATTTGCTTCTATTTCAGGTTCTACCACAACATATAATGCCACATCTGGTCAGACATTAATACCTCATGCAACTATAGTTTCTAATAGTAATGGTGGTAAGATGCCATTGTATGTTAACGATGTAAGAAACATTGTTAAGATTATTGACTCTGGTAATCCATCAACTAACCCAACAGGTTTGGTTGGTAGTTATGCCGACATTACAAACAACTTCACATTTGATAACGGTCAACGTGATAGTTATTACGACTTTGGTTATATCAGTCTATTGCCTGGTGCTCCAATACCTACAGGTAATATTCTTGTGGTCTACAATTACTATTCACATACACAGGCATCTTCTGGTGACGGTTATTTCAGTCTACAATCATATCAATCCGCTAACTCAACCTATGGTGGTGTATCAACATCACCTGAGAACTATGCCAAGATTGCTCAGTACACATCTAAAGGCGGTACAATCTATCGTTTGACCGATGTGGTTGACTTTAGACCTTGCCGTAAGAATGGCCAAACAGGTTATCTATGGGAATATTCTCAGACACAAACAAGTACCAATGACATTGGTATTCTATTACCTAACAACCTATCTAACTTTACAAGTAACTACTCATACTATTTGGGTAGACAAGATAGATTGGTGTTGACCAAAGATAAGAGTTTCCAAATTGTTGAAGGTACTCCATCAGTATCTCCATCATTGCCAGCACAACCAGATGGTTCATTGTTGATTGCTAACTTATTGTTAGATCCATATACAGCATTTGTACCAGGTGAAGGACCTGCTGGTCAAACTTCTAACCTATCTGTTAACAAAGTACTACACAAGCGTTGGGCTAAATCTGATATTACAGACTTAGAAACTCGTGTTAACAATCTAGAGTATTATACATCTCTAAACATCTTAGAACAGAACGCTCAGTCTCTACAAGTTGCTGACGTTAACGGTTTGAATCGTTTCAAGAACGGTATTCTAGTTGATGACTTCAGTTCATTTGCTACGGCAGATACTGGTAATCCAGACTATGCTGCTAACATCAACGTTAGAAAAAATGAAATGACAGCGTTGAGTTTTGTAGACAACTTCCAGTTACAAAACCCTGCCGTTATGGCCAGTTTGGGTACATTAACTAATACAAATACCTATGCTATCAATAGTATTCAAGGTACACAAACAAACATCTTTACATTACCATACACAACTGCTAACGTAGTTGTACAGAGTTTGGCAAGTTCTACGGTATCTGCCAACCCATTTGCTGTGGTGATACAACAAGGTGTTGCTCAATTGAATCCTCCTATGGACAATTGGGTAGATAACTCACAAGCACCTGCGATTCTGATTACAGATCCAAGTATGCAAGTGTACCAGCAAACCGGTGGTGTTAACTTAATTAACTCAAGTGACTTCCAAACTATCCCTGGTACACAGAGTACGATATCTTCTTCTACTCAAGTTGTTGGCCACGGTATCAATGCAAGTCCATACGGTTATGTTGGTTACACAGCAACAACTACCTCAACATATGGTAGTCAGATTCAGAATGTAACATCTTCTGCATACAATCCAGTATCATCTACATTTGGTACAAACAATGGTTACATAACAAACATTGCTATTCTACCATACATTAGACCACAAGAAGTTATTGTACAGGCAGAAGGTCTATTGGTTAACACCAAAGTATCTACATGGTTTGACGGAACATCTGTAGACCAATACATGAGAGCACCAAACACAATCGAATTGACTGGTGTTACTGGTAAATTTAACAAAGATGATGTTGTTGGTTTCTACCTAGACAACTTCTTCTATCCAATTGCTCGTGTTATTAATGTATATAATTATCCAAATGGTACACAGGCTCGTTTGTATGTTGCTGATATCTTAGGAGCACCAAACACAGTTGGTACAACCACATTAACCAACGGTACATTCAATTCTGCTGGTGATTATGTTGTTGGTTCTTCTACTGCTTCAGGTACTGTACCAGCAGGTGCTATCTCTAATCTATACCAGTCAGGTGAAATCTCTGGTGTTGGTGGTGGTTATTCAAATACATTTAATGCCAACATTACAACTCAGTTGTACATGACACCTGTTACACAAGGTTACTGTTCATTCTTAAACCAATACGGTGTATGGGGTGATCCAAATAACAGCACAACATACAACGCAGCATTCCCTGTTCCATTAACAACCGGTGCTACATATACAATAGCATTATCATGTTCAGGTTCTGCTTCTGTAACTCAGAATGGTACAACACTTGTATCAAGTTCTAGTTCTACAACCGTATCAACTGCCACATTTACGGCAGCAAGTTCTAGTCCAACTATTGCTTGGAATGCTACAAGTTCTGGTACAACACAGTCAGCAATTGCTGTTACTATTACCGATTCATCTGGTAATATTGTGTTCTCATCTGTTTCTCCACCAGAATTAAATTATATCAACGGTGGTACAGAGATTAATATGTATCTTGGTGGTGCCTTCTTTGAAGGTGTTACACAAGTATACCTAGGACCACAATCATCTTCAGCAACTAACTACTATGTTGGTTCTACAATCAGTATTACATCTAAGTATGTTTATGGATTGACTGCTGCAGCAACATATGTTCCACCTCCTCCTGCTCCAACAGGTGGTGGCGGTGGCGGTTGTGGTGGATGTTTCACTGCCAATACATTAGTTACAATGGCTGACGGTACAACTAAGTCAATCTGTGATGTTAAAGTTGGTGACAAAGTAAAGAACTATAATGGCACTAAAGTCAATACAGTTCAGTACATTGAATACTTACCAGATACATTGTTGAAAGCCTTGTACACACCAACTCCTGATTTTGCTCCATTTGCCACAGTCAACCACCCATTATACATTGGTGATGTTCTAAGTAAAGTAGACCAAGACATTGATTATCCATGGTTGAAGATTAAAGGTACAATCAATCCATTTGCTGTACAAGAAGCAACTGGTCAAATGGTATACAACTTATGGTTAGACGGTGACCACACATACATCGTAAACGGTTTCGGCACAACATCTATCATTGATGATGGTGGTATGTTGAGAAAAGGTGTTGAACAAGGTGTTCTGACACATGAAGAAGCCATGAACCTAGTCGTTAGATATGCTTCTGAAGGCAGAGATGTAATGTATGGTAGTTATTTGTTTATCAAATTGTTTGGTAAGATTAACTCTAAGACATTAAACAAAGTGATGGCCAAGTACTTGAAGAATGATGACCACCCAACAGCACAATCGGTTGTTAAAGGTATATTCAAAGTCGTTGGCAAGATAGCGAATCTGGTTGCTTAATAAATAATTAATAGTTTTATCGGAAAAATAAATGACAACTTTAACTTATTCTAGTATCTACCATTATACGGCAAACATTGTTGCCTATAATGCAACCACAAAGATTGCTACTCTGGACCAACCAGTTAACATTTCTTTGGGTGTTAATAGTACTTATGGTGATGTGAACTCAAGTTATACAATTCAAGGTAAACTAACCAATGTATCACAGGCCATCAGTCAAGGTGGTCCTGTTGCTCTTTCTACTGATGAGGCAGGTAACTTTGTAGGTATCTTCAATGTACCACCAAATACTTTCCAGTCCGGTCAAAGAGTGTTCCGTATTGACAACAGAACAGTACCAACAGACCAAACTACTGCTACAACATATGCTGAAGCAACATTCACAGCATCTGGTCTAGCCACTACATCACAACAATTAGATTTTGCTCCATCTATTGACTCATCTTCACAATCATTTACACAAGTCAATCAGACAGCACAACATTTAATCAGTACAATCACAACATATTCACCATATGATCCTGTGGCACAGACATTTATTATTTCTAAAGATAATTATCCAAATGGTGTGTTTCTAAATTCTGTTAAGTTGTTCTTTGAATCTGCACCAACAGGCAACGAACCAATCACAGTATCAATTATACCAACATTGAATGGTTATCCTAACGGTAATGCTTTAGATTATTCTACTGTAACATTAAATGCCAACCAAGTGGTAACATCTTCTACACCACATTATTTGGATGCCAACACATATACCGAATTCATGTTCAAGGCTCCTGTATATGTACAGGCAGGAATCTTATATGCCATTCTAGTACAGGCAAAATCACCTGACTATAACCTATACATCGGACAACAAAACCAGATTGCAGTACCGTCTACTGCTAAGTCTCTGCCTTCCGATCCAAACCCAACCAATCCAACAAAGATTGGTGCTGCTCCATATATCGGTGCTCTATTCGAATCACAGAACTCTATTACCTGGACTGCCGACCAGACCAAGGACTTGATGTTCGTTATCGACCAATGTGTGTTCAACGTAGGTTCGGCAACAGTACCATTCGTAGTACCACAAGGTTTACCATACAGAAAACTAGGTACACAGGATATCCGTCACAAGTTGGATGCCAATACCGTTTCTAACGTATATGGTAACTATGCACCAACTACATTAGTGGATGCTATCAACGTATCTACAACAGACTTTGTTCCATCAGGTACAAAAGTTGGTTATGCTTATGCAACTACATTGAGCAATGGTAATCAACAAACATCACAACAAATCATTACACCAGGTAAGTTAGGTACTCCAACACCTGAGAATGTATACTTGAATGATGGTCTTGGTGAACGTGTATTGATTCCACAATCTAACAACTCATTCTCATTGTTCGCTACATTGTCCACAACAGACAAGAACGTATCACCTATTATTGCTGACGATGGTGTATCATTGTATTCTATCCGTTACTTGATTAATAATATGGGCATCGGTAACAATGTAATCTCTGTTACAAACGGTGGTTATGGTTATAGTAACGGCAACACAACAGTAACTATTTCTTCACCAGATATTGGTACAGATTTACCTGTATTAGGATTCTCAGCGAACGCTAACGGTGCTATTACTTCTGTATACACTAACTATCCAGGTTCTGGTTACTTGACTACACCTACAATTAATGTATACGATTCTACAACCAGAACAACTGGTTCAGCTAATGCTGTTATCTCTGTACACGGTGAAACATCACCAACAGGCGGTAACTCATACGCTAAATACTATACTAAGAAGGTTGTATTGGCAGCAGGTCAAGATTCTGGTGACATGAGAGTGTTCCATACATCATACAGACCAGTTGGTACAAACATCTATGTGTACTACAAGATTCTAAGTTCACAAGATACATCTACATTTGAATCTGGTTCTTGGCAGTTGATGACAACTCTAAGTAATCCAAATGTATACTCAACATCTCGTAACGATTTGATTGACTTTGAGTGTGCTCCAGGTATCTTCAATAGTAATGCAGCAAACAATAATATTTCATACACTAATGCAAGTGGTCAAACATTCAATAATTATATTCAATTTGCTGTCAAAGTTGTTCTTGCTTCTACTGACCCAACCAATGTACCGTTTGTGACATCATTACAAGCACTAGCATTACCAGCAGGAACAGGTATCTAATATGCCACTCGTTAAAGTTCCAGGTACTCCGTTCTTAAGAGACACAACATCAATGGCTCTTATCAATACGGACATGACAGAACGTAACGAATATTATAACAAGTTGCGTGTGATTACCAAACAAAAAGAACAAATAAATATGCTTAACGATGAGATTACCGAAATCAAAACCGAGATGACCGAAATCAAGCAATTGCTCCAACAATTAATCAGTAAATAATAATGGCCAATACCATATCAATTCTAAGCTATGCTAACACCTTTGGTGACTTAATTGTTAACACCAATGAACTAGCACAAGAAATCGACAATCTAGGTAAAGGTAATTATACCAAAGATACTGGTCTTTTGACATTAAATGGTTCAGGTTACGGTCTACAAGTATCAAACAATGCTTTGTTTAGTGGTAATGTGGTCATTAGTGGTACAGGTACTGCTCTACAAGTCTCACATGATGCCATCTTCTCTGGTAATGTAACGATTCTAGGTAACACCACAATCGGTCTACAAGAGATTGATTTTGGTGACATTCAATCTAACACAATCCATGCCAACGTAGCCACAATTCAGACGATGAATGTGGTAAACGACCTTGGTGTTACAGGCAATACATACATTACAGGTAACTTAACTGTTACAGGCAACACAAATCTAACGATTGAGAATGTAAGTTTAGATGAGGCAGTTACAGGAAACTTGACGGTCAACGGTACAATTTCAGGTGCTGGCGCAGATGCTTTATTGGGTGAAGCACTAGCATTTTCGGTGGCATTAGGATAAATAAAAGATAAAGAGATAAAACATGGCAAATAACTTTAAATCATACGGGCTGTCTAACAATACGGCTAACACCAATTTGTATACTGTGCCACTAGCGACACAGACCACAGCCATTGGTTTAGTTGTTGCAAATAAGACACAAGGTACAGTAACAGCAAGCGTACAAATTAACCGCTCAGGTGGTAATTATTACATTATTCAATCAGCACCTATTTTGACTGGTTCATCATTGGTTGTTATTGGTGGTGACCAAAAAGTGGTATTACAAGCAAACGATTCTGTTTCTATATCATCTTCCGCTAATACAGATGCCTGGATTTCTGTACTAGAAATATCATAAGGTAAAAAATGTCTTATCTAGGTTCAAGTACCACTCTTTCAGACCCAACCAGATATACACCTAGAACCGAACAGGTTCTTCAAGGTAATGGTTCAACGACCACATTTACTTTACAGTATTCAGTATCACAATCAACAGATATTCTGGTTACAGTTGAGAACGTTGTTCAACAACCAGACTATGCCTATACAGCAGTTGGTAATGCTCTTGTATTTACTGGTGCTCCACCAGCAAATGCTTCTAATCCAAATAACATTGTTGTTGTATATAATAGAACAGCAGGTTTGACTGGTACTGTACCTGATGGTTCAATTACTTCAGGTAAATTGGCAACTAACATTAGATTGTTAGCAACAGACCAGTTTACAGGTAACGGTGTTGTATCAACATTTGCTTTGTCTGATTATCCAGCAGATGCAAACTCATTGGTAGTTACAATTAACGGTGTCGGTCAAGCTGCACCAGCAAACTACACGATTGCTAATAACATCATTACATTCACTTCACCACCATTGAATGGTGCTAACGTAGTGATTCGTAACTTAGGTTTCAGAACAACACAAACTCTATTTGCTCTAAGTGCTGGTACACCAATCGTACAACCACAGATTACTGGTGGTAACCATTTATTAGCAAGTAACTTATCTACAACAGGTAACGTATCTGTATATGATAATACTGGTACACAATTGAAAGCACAGATTGGTCCTAACTATGTGTTGACATCTAATCCATTCTTTCTAAATAGCAATACAGTATCAGCGAACGTAACAATACCAGCAGGTTACAATGCTTTCGCTGTAGGTCCTCTAACACAAGCCGCCAACGTACAGATTACGGTTTCTGGTGGTTCTAGATATGTTATATTCTAAGGTTAAAACATGGCACTAACATATGACGGCACAGCCGGTATAACATTTAATGATGGCAGTCAGATTAATACGGCAAGCCAACTTGGTATGCGTAACCGTATTATCAATGGTAACATGGCAATTGACCAAAGAAATTCTGGTGCTCAAATTACGGCAAATGATGTCAGTTATCCAGTAGATAGATTTAGATTTAACAATTCACAATCTTCAAAATTGGTAGCACAACAGATGAATTCTGCCAACACATCTGCTTCAAATTATGAATCAGGTTCGGCTCCAATTGGTTTTACGAATTCATTAAAAATAACATCTTCTTCTGCATATTCAATTTCATCTTCTGATTATTTTGCTATATGCCAATTTATTGAAGGTTATAATATTGCCGATTTTAATTGGGGAACAACAAATGCCTCAACAGTTACTTTAAGTTTTTGGGTAAAAAGTTCTTTAACTGGTTTGTTCGGTGGTACTATTTTAAATAGTGCTGCAAATCGTGCTTATCCATTTACATATACAATCAATTCAGCAAACACTTGGCAATATATAACCATTACAATTCCTGGTGAAACAACAGGAACTTGGTTGAGAGACAATGGCCAAGGATTATTATTGTTCTTAGGTCTTGGAGTAGGTTCGTCAGGAAGTGGAACACCAGGTTCATGGGCAAGTGGTAGTATTTATCGTTCCGCTACTGGTGCTACATCGTTAGTTGGTACAAATGCCGCCACATTCTACATCACAGGTGTTCAATTAGAAAAAGGCGCTGCAGCCACACCATTTGATTACAGGCCTTATGGTACAGAGTTTATGTTATGCCAGAGGTATTATGAGACAAGTGGTTTAATTTCTTGGTCTGGATCAACTAATAACGGGTCAACATATTATATGACAATAAATTTTGCAACACCTAAAAGAGCAGCTCCAACAGTTGTTACTTCTACAGCTGATACATCTGGATTTGCAGGCGCTCCTACGGCTGGAAATATATCCACATCAACAGCAGAAGGAACTAACGTGGCAAATGCAAGTGTAAACCCAGGTAGATTTCGTTTCACATTTACAGCATCAATAGAATTATAAAATGTATACATTACTTCCACAAGATTTAATAACAAACGCCCCAAAAACTGTTCAAAGAAGTTTGGACAGAGCATCTATTCCATTTGACTCAAACAACACAGACTACCAACAATTCAAAAAAGACCTAGCTAACGGTGCTGAACTCAAAGATGCTACAGGTAATGTAATGACTTCACAAGCAGTCACAGAATTTTTACAGGGATTACAATAATGAGTATTGTATTAGATGGTTCTGCCGGAATAACTTTTCCTTCAGGTAATACACAAAGCAATGCAGCTCTTATTACTTCTGGTGGTACAATTGCTGGCAATTTAGCACTTGGTGGTAACTTAACATTCAATGCAGGCACTAACGGTATCACATTTAATAATACTGGTGCTACTGTAAATAGTTCGTTGAATGATTACGAGACAGGTACTTGGACACCTGCTTGTTATTTTAATGGTTCTGCATCTAGCGGACAAGCTGGTGCTTTTAATGGTTTTTATACAAAGGTTGGAAATTCGGTTGTAGCAACCGGAAAAATTGATTTAACAAATTTAGGAAGTGGAACAGGTAATTTTACTATTGTAGGTCTACCATTTTCGGCAAATTCAAATTCAAACTTTAGAACAATTGGAACAATGTTTTGGAGTTCAACATCCTCGTCTCTTATAACAATAGTTCCATTACTTTCCGCTGGTTCAACTTCTATAGAAATTTTAGGATCAACATCCGCAACAAATGGTTTATCAGATTTAACAAATTCTAATTTAAGCAATAGCACTTCTTTAAGGTTTGCTATAAGTTATATTACATCTTTCTAATTCATACATAATGACATCATTAGGCTCACGAACTAAATAATACCATGCCAATCATAACAGCCGTATCATCACCAACCACAGCATTAATCACCAGCACATCTGATGCTTCTGGTAATATTTCGTTTGTTACTGCCGGTTCTACGGCAATGACACTTGATACAAATCAGAATACTACACATACAGGTTCGGTTTCAGCACCAAATACATTCAGTTATAAAAATCGTATTATCAATGGTGATTTCAGAATCAGTCAATATAATGCCAACAGTTCAGTTACTGCTGTTCATAACACATATGCAATTGATAGGTTTGTTCCTTTCTTAGATTCTTCAGGTTATTTTAATATTGGCCAGAACTTAAATTCGGCAAATCCACCAGCAGGATTTACAAACTATCTAGGGGTACAATCCACTTCTACATACGCACAATCTGGTGGTAACAGATATGGTATTAGAATGAAGATGGAAGGATATTCTATTGCCGATTTGGCATGGGGTACCGGTTCAGCCAAAGCAGTTACATTAAGTTTTTGGGCGCAATCAAGTCAAACAGGTAATTATGGTGGATGTATTCAACAAGGTACTGGTGGATACAACTACTTATTTTCATACAATATTACTTCTGCAAATACATGGCAATTCTTTACAATTGTAATTCCCGGTCCAACAGGTGGTGGTACATGGACAACCAACAGTAATACTGGATGGACACTATGGTTAGATGTTGGTTCAGGTACATCGAATCAAGGTACTGCATACACTTGGGGAAATACAGGTTTAGCACCAACAGGTTCTGCAACTATTCTGAATGCAACCAATACAACATTATATTGGACAGGTTTTCAATTAGAAAAAGGTAACATTGCAACACCATTTGAATATTTGGAATACGGACATCAATTGAGAATGTGTCAAAGATATTACTGTACAGGTTTTAGTTATCCAGTAATTATTGCTGGCTCAACCACATCTATACCAGTGGTTAAATATCCTGTTGAAATGAGAGCAGGTCCTTCCGTAAGTTACACTTCTGGTTTATATTCATGGAATCCTGTAAGTTCGAATCAACCCATAAACTCAGTTAGTTCAATACCTTCCGATGCTGCAGGAACAAGCGGTACTCGTTTTAATACTACAACTTCTGGTATGTCTTCTGTAACGGCAGGTATGGCAGGATTTACATATCAAGCAGTAACAGGTGTCGGTAGTTTCAATTTCTCAGCGGAGCTATAAAATGTTCACATATCAGTTATGTCCAAAAGATAAAGATGGAAAAGACCAAGGATGTGTTAAAAGGTCAGATGGTTGGGTAATTCCTTTTCATCCTGATAATACGATGTATCAAGAATACTTGAAGTGGGTTGCAGAAGGTAATACGCCTTCTCCCGCTGACGAATAAATAAACAAATAACATAGAGAAATTCAATGAGTTTACAACAGATTACCGCTAACGATATTCTAAGCTTACCTGCAAACACGGTAAGTAATACTCAGTTTACGGCCGGTGCGGTTGAGAATTATATGACATCGACTGGCGTACCATTCAGCTACAGAAACATTATTCATAATGGTGAGATGTTGATTGACCAACATTTCAATGGTGCAAATACCGTAATGACATCTTCTATGGCCGTAGATAGATGGGGCGGAAATTGTTATAGTGGTACAACTGCAAACACACTTTATTCACAACAAGTAGTTGATGCACCGACAGGTTTTTACAATTCATTAAAAATTACATGTACTTCAGGTGTAGCTACTTCTTCTAATGCTAACGGTAGAAGAAATCTTTCGCAATATATTGAAGGTGTATTCTCAAATCATCTGAATTGGGGCACAACATATGCAAGACCAATAACAATGAGTTTTTGGGCTAAAAGTTCATTAACTGGTGCTCATGCTGTTAGTTTGCAATCAAATAATCAAGCATATTCATATGCTACAACTTATACAATTTCAACTGCCAATACTTGGCAATATTTTGTATTAAATATTCCTGCACCACCATCTGCATCTTCTGGAAATTGGACTGCAAATAATATAGCAAACATATTAACATTTTGGGATTTAGGCCAAGGTTCTTCTATTACTGCTTCATCATCAGGTCAATTAAATTCATGGCAAGCAGCAGACTTACGTGGTTATGCTAATGCAGTTCATATTGCTGATACAACTGGTGCTACATGGCAGATTACTGGTGTTCAAATGGAACCAGGTACTACTGCAACACCATTTGAACATAGACCATATTCATTAGAGTTTGCTATTTGTCAAAGATATTTTGAACAATCGTATGATTATGGTGTTCTTCCTGGAACAGCTACAACCGCAGGACAGATTGGTAGTTCAGGTATCCAAGGAGGAAATACAACAGGTGAAATAGATGCTGGGTTTAATTTTAAAGTTACTAAGAGAGCTTCTCCATCTTTAAATTATTGGGACACCGCAGGTAACTCAGGTAAATGTAATAGAACGCAAATGGGTGTATCGCAAACAAACAATCAATCTGTTGCAACCAATTATTCAGGAACAAATAATGTTGTTGTATATTCAGGTTCTGGTGTAAGTGCTGGTCAAATATACTTCCACTATACTGCTTCTGCGGAGATATAATCATGTACGAAATTTACACATCACCAGTTGGCGAACAATACATATTAAGATTAGAAGATAACGCACACATTCCAATGGTTGAAGGTAATATGGATTACCAAAAATATTTAAAGTGGGTTAGTGAAGGTAATACTGCTAACACAATACAGGGATAATAAATGAGTTTAACACAAGTACAAACTGGTATGATTTCTGGAGTACCTATTCAGGTCTCTACGAATGGTGCTATCACAACCGTAAGTTCTAATAATGCTTCAGCCATTACACTTGATGGTGCACAGAACGCTACGTTTACTAATGCGGTTAAGACAAGTACAATTACTACAACTGCTGGAAATAATGGTGCTTTGGCAGTAAATGCCAGCACAACATTTAATAATAATATTTCAGCACCAAACACATTCGGTTTTAAGAACCGTATTATTAATGGTAATATGGCAATCGACCAAAGAAATAGTGGATCACTTATAAATCCGGCAGTTAATGGTTCTTATTGTGTAGATAGATGGACAACAAGAACCAGCCAAACCACATATTATAAAATACAACAAAATGCAGGTTCGGTAACACCACCTCCAGGGTTTTCAAATTATCTAGGAGTTACATCATTAAATTCATCATCTTTAGGATCTACTGATTATGCTTTTATTGCTCAATACATTGAAGGTTTAAATTGTCAAGATTTAAATTGGGGAACTTCAAACGCTAAAACCATAACACTTTCTTTTTGGGTGCAATCATCTTTAACAGGAACTTTTGGTGGTGCAATTAGAAATTACCAAAATAGTTCTAATGGTTGTTATGTGTTTTCTTATAACATTCCAGTCTCAAATACTTGGACTTATGTTTCAGTTACTATTCCAGGACCAACGACAGGAGGTTCTTCTCAATGGCCAACAACCAACTCTGGATTTTTAGAGCTTGATTTTACTTTTGGTGTTGGAGCTACATATTCTGGTTCACCAGGTTCTTGGTTATTAAGCAATAATATTGCTCCTACCGGAGCAGTATCCGTAGTCGGTACATCAGGCGCAACCTTCTACATTACAGGTGTTCAACTAGAAGTAGGAACTCAAGCAACATCTTTTGATTATCGTCCTTATGGTACTGAGTTGGCTTTGTGTCAGAGGTATTTTACTCAGTTAACAGCAGGTAGTGGAGCTTATACTGGTTTTGGAGCTGGTGTTTGGGGTGGAACTTCACAAGGAAATATATATTTAAAATATCCAACATCTATGAGAACCTCTCCTACATTTAATTATAGTAATGTATGCGTTAGCGATGGTGTTAATAATTTAAGCGTTACTTCTGTTACCAATTTCTTTGGTGGATCAGATAGTGGTCTGGTTACATTAGCTGTTAGTGGAAGTACAACGCAATATCGAGGCGCTTATTTATCTGCAAATAATAACACTTCTGCATATATTAATTTTTCAGCGGAGCTGTAATGTATAAATTACCAATAATATTTCAAGAACAAACAAAACCAACTTGCGTAATAAGATCCGATGGGGCGGCTATTCCATTTGATCCAGACAACACAGACTACCAACAATTCAAAAAAGACATCCAAAACGGAGTAGTCTTAAACGATGCTGAAGGTAATCCTATTACCGGAACGGCTCTAACGACCTTCTTAAACACATTGCCATAAATAGAATATAACATAAAGAATAACACATGACTTCCGTGGCTCATTTATATCGTATAGAGAACCTGAAAACAGGTGAATACTATATTGGTAAACACAATGGAATTACACAGAAGAAAACTCAAAGCAATAAATTGTATTGGGGTTCTGGTGATAGAATAAAAAGACAAATTAGGAAGTATGGTGTAGAGAATTTTAAATATGAAGTTTTGGTAATTGCTGAAGAAGATTACATATATGACCTAGAGAAAAGGTATGTAACTGTGGATCTTATTGAGAGTGATGAGAAATGTTTGAATTTGGTGGGTGGTGGATTTGGTCCTAGTGGATTAACAGAACAAACCAGAAATAAACTCAGGTTATCTACCCTTAACGAACGTAAAAAAAATCCAGAAAAATGGAAAGAAGCTGCAAAAAAAGCAGGCCTCAATAAAAGAGGAATAATATTTTCCGAAGAACACAGAAAAAAAATCAGCGATGCTGGTAAAGGTAAAGATCCTTGGAATAAAGGCAAAACAAATACTATATCAGAAGAAGGTTTAAAAGTTTTAAAAGAAAAATGTAAAAAACTTACTTCTAATATGGTTTGGGTGAATAATGGATTACAAAATAAAAGACCACAAAAAGAAGATGTTCAAAAATATCTAAATGATGGATGGGTTGAAGGTAGATTGCGTGATTATATTGATGATAAATATAAAGAACAATGTAGACAAAGAAGTTTTAAGCGTTGGCAAAAAACTAAGAATTCTGGAGAATAAAAATTTCTTATTTAGGATCAGTTCCCACATCCGGCACCTTTCGTAGTGATTACTTTTCGGGTAATGGCTCTGCTACGACCTTTAATTTGTCATACGGAACAGGGAATGAAAGCTCTGTTCTTGCCATTATTTCTGGTGTAGTTCAGGCTGCCTATACATACTCTTTAAATAACGGACAAATTGTATTCTCTGCACCTCCACCAGCAGGTACTAACAATATTGAAATCAGGTACCTTGGAGAAAAGGTTCTTGTAAACCCATATCTGTCTGCTGATTCATTTGGTATCATCAGAATTAATTCAAACATCATCACAACAAACACAGTAATCTCTTTAGGTTACAATGGTAGTTCTACTGGTCCTATTTCAATTGCCAATGGTATTACTGTACAAGTATCTAATAACTCAGTCTGGAAGATAATATAATGGCAGGAACAATTCAAGCTGATTTTCTACAACCACAATCTTCTGCTGGTTTAAGTATTCTAAATCCATCAGGTAACACCGTGATGGCATCGGTTAACTCTGCTGGTATCTTCTCATCTACTGGTTCTTTGTTGGTTGCTAATACGGGTAACGTATTTACTACTGGAAATATAGTCGCTTCAAATGTATCTACAAGTATTATATCAAATGCAAATGGCGGTACCAACTTAACTTTAAATACAAACAATACTACTTCATTAGCATCTACATTGTATATGAATGGTAATATATCATTCGCCAATGGTGCTGGTGGTATTATATTTAATAATGCTTCTGCTACCACAAATAGTACATTGAATGATTATGAAGTGGGAACATATACTCCAACAGACCAATCAGGAGCAGGATTAACTTTTACTTTTGCAAGAACTTCTATCTATACAAAAATTGGTAATCTTGTAAATGTACAAATAGATATGACATTTCCATCAACAGCAAATTCTAGCACAGCCTCTATAAGTTTACCCTTTACAAATATAAATTTTTATGGTGGTGGAATATTGATTGAAAATGGTGGATATGGATCAGTATTAAGCTCGGAAGTTGCTGCAGGTGGGTCTACATTTTCTATATTAAACACAGCTTCAAACAGCGGTTTGACAAATGCTAACTTGAGTGGAAAAAGACTTATTTTCTTGATTAATTACCGTGCGACATTCTAAATAACCGAATATAACATAAAGTAAAACCATGGCAGGAATTTTAATAGTCGACCAAATACAAAACTCATCAAACACCTTGTTGATTAACTCAGGTGCTTTGGCGGCTAATACCGTTGGTACTTCTCAGATTCAATCTGGTATTTCTTTATCTGGTAATATTGGTGTTGGCCAATCTTCTCCTGCATATGCACTAGATGTTAAATCTTCTAGTAGCGGAGATACAGTTCGTTTCAATGGTAATGGTGGTATACCTTCATTCTTATACACAGATAGTGTGTATTTTGGATTAGCTGATGCATCCAGTTTAGGTGGCAATGCAATTTATGGAAACCATTCTTCAAATTATGTAAGTATTCAGACAAATGGTACGGAAAAAGTTCGTGTAGATACTTCTGGTAATCTGAATATGAAAACATCTAACGCAGGTATCGTGTTTAATAACGGTTCTGCTTCTGTAAATAGTACACTCAATGATTATGAGACAGGTACTTGGACTCCAACTCTTGTTGGTTCTTCATCAAACCCAACTTGTACATATGCCTTCAATTATGGTTACTATACAAAAATAGGAAACACAGTATATATTCAGGCATTTGTTGGGTTAAGTGCAATTTCTGGTGGTAGTGGTTCTCTACAAATGAATGGATTACCTTTTTATTGTTCCGCATCCACAAGATTTTATCCAACTTTTTCTTGTAATGTTCAGTATTTAAATTTGGGAGCAAGTTTAACTAACATTCAACCTTACATGAACGTGAACACCAATTATTTGGCATTTTTATGTTGTGGTAATAACATTGCTTGGCAAAATCCAACAGTTAGTGGAGTAGCTAGTAATTTCAGCATAATGCTTTCCGGAACTTACTTAGCACAATTCTAAAGACCCACAACATTAAACCAGAACTAAATAAATTTTTAAATACCTAATCCGGATTAGATTAGGCGGACATTAAAACAAGGAGAAAATTATGTCAACATTATCCAAAGTAACAGTAATCGACAAGATTGAAGTCTTAGAAGACCACACTCTACAAATTCGTCAAGCAACCAGAATATTAGAAGATGATAAGGAATTGTCTTCTTCTTTTCACCGTTGGGTGCTTCATCCTGGTGCTGACCTAACTGGTCAAGATGCAAAAATAGTTGCTATCGCTAATGCTCTATGGACACCAGAAGTAATTTCCGCCTACGAAGCTGCAGCACAAGCTAATACGGTTAAATAATATAGGACAATAAATGTCAGGTACCTTAAACGCCAATTATGTACAGTCTGATGTAGGTGCAAACCTATACTTTAATACTGCTGTTTCTTCAGGTCCAGTAATTGCTACTGTGCCTGTGTATACTGGCGCAGGTGCTGCAACGCCATTAGGTGGTGCTACCAATCCAGTTTCTGGTGGTATTCAATCAGCAAACAATTATATTCAGAAGTATGTTTATAATACCGCTAACGGTACATATACTTCTGCCGACTTTACTGCCTATCCTGCCAACGGTACTGATGCTGCTGGTTGGGTTGATATGGGTATCACAAGTCTGGCATTTAATCAATACTCATACTCTGTAACTGGACCAAACGAAGGTTACATTCTGATGTCTGCTCCTAGTGGTAGTAATACATCAGGTAACTTGGTGTATGCTACTGATGCTACTGGTAATTACAACTCACATCAATGGTATGTAAACGGTTTCACTAATGCCAAAGCAAACGTTGCTATGACATTAGATAAGAATAGTAATTTGAAAGTTGCGGGTACCGTTTCTGCAACAAATACATTTGGTTTTAAGAACCGTTTGATAAATGGTGCTATGATGATTGACCAAAGAGCCAACGGTGCAAATACATCTCTTAATGGTAGTACAGGTAGTCAAATAGGTATTGATAGATTCCAATGTAATAATTATGGTACAGGTTTGACAGCAAACTCAATGTACTATCAATTGATGACTTCATCAAATACTGCTGCTCCAAATTATGAAGTAAATTCTGCACCACCTGGTTTTTCAAATTCATTAAAAATTACTTGTACAAATGGTCAAGCAACATCTGGTCTATCAGCTATTCGTAGAAATATTGAAGCTACATTAGAAGGTTATGTAATTGCAGATTTAGGTTGGGGTACTGCTAACGCTAAAACTTGTACGCTATCATTTTGGGCAAAATCAAATCAAACAGGTACATTTGCTATAGGTATTGAAAATTATTATGGTACAACAAGTTATGTTACCACATATACAATTTCTGCTGCAAATACTTGGACCTATATTACACTTACAATTCCTGGGCCAACAATTGGTGGTCAAGGAACAACAACTGGATTTCCTACCGACAACAACGGTTCAGCACAAATATTTTGGGATTTAGGTCAAGGGTCTTCGATTTCTCAAAGTAATTCTGCAAACTTAAACACATGGTTATCTGGCGATTATCGTGGTTTCACAAGTGCAGTTCACATTGGGGATACGTCAGGTGCAAACTTTTATATAACTGGCGTACAATTTGAAGTTGGTCCACAAGCTACTCCATTTGATTGGAGACCATACGGTATGGAACTTGCATTATGCCAAAGATATACTTATGTTTATAATAATACAGGTCTAAGTGACCAAACTTATGCTTATTCTCCATATAGTCCAGCAAGTTACACATCGTTACCAAATTCATCAGCATCAATGCCAATATATTTCCCTGTAACAATGAGGTCTGCTGCAACTATTTCAAATGTAACCGGCGGTAGTGCTTCATCATTAAACAGACAAACAGCATCTGCTTCTCAAGTTGTTTTCCAATGGTCATCAACATCATCAGGTAGTGCTTATTATGTTGGTAGTTTTATTGCATCTGCGGAGATTTAATCATGTATCAATTATACGGTAAACACGAAATAACAGGTCAAGATATTCAAGCAATTAAACGACTTGAAGATAATGCTAGTGTTCCTTTTGACCATAACAACGTTGATTTTCAATTGTTTATTAAGTGGTTAAAAGAAGGTAATACACCAGAACCTGCAGCCAATACAACATTAGATTCTAATTGGGTTTCTAATATGCTTTCTGGTTATGGTTCAATAAATATAAAAAGACTATAAAAAATATCTACCTTACTATGAACACACTAATCACCGTACTTAAAAACAAAACAGTTTTATGGTCAATCTTTATTGCTGTATTATCAGTACTACAAGGTTTTCTATTTGAACTATCATTGACACCAATACACCAAATGATTGCTGGTATTGTAATATCTGTTGTCATAGTGTTGTTGAAATTTATTGAAACACCTGCATCATAAATAAAAGAATAACAGAGAATAAGAAATGCCATTAAGTACCATCGGAACCAATGCAATAGCAAACAATGCCGTACAGTCATATGACTTGGCTCCAGGTGTTGGTGCTCAGTTTATTGACACACAATCTCCAGCAGTTATCTATTACAATGGTCAGAACGTAACATCAAACATTGTTATTGCTGGTACTCTTAATGCTTTCTCGGCTGGTCCAATCACAATCAACTTAGGTCAATCAGTGACTGTTAACGTTGGTGGTGTATATACAATCATATAAGGTAGAAAATGCCAGGTACACTTAAATTAAAATCAGAAGCAGGGGGTTCGGTTGTATTGACCGCTAACACTAATGCGGCTACTGATTTAACTGTTAATATTTCACCAGTTGCCGGTACATTGGCAACATTGGTAGCGAATACAACTGGTCCATATTTTGCTCAGGGTGGTGTGGCAGGTAACGG